ACATCCATTTTAGAAGGTAGTTCAGACATATTAACAGAACCGTATATACCATCAAGTGCATAACTCTGTTTGCCTTTCATATTCTTAACCATTGTTTCATAAATACCACTAATCAACCGCTTAAATCCAGTTTCCGCAAATCTACGCGCGATATGCTGGATTCTTTTTTGTGCTGCTGATTGTACAGCGCTAAGCTTTTGCTCAGAGTTACCTGATACATAAAGAGTATCATTCAATCCTTGCGCGGCCTTAGACATACCTGTCGCTTGCTCTTTAATCGTTTGTAGATGTTCGAGAAGCGGTACAGTACCTGTAGAAATAGTTTCAGGTGGTAACTGTGCTACTGCGCCTACTGGACTTCCGTTAGTTGGAATAATCTGTTTAGGCTTCATATTCTGTAGCGCACTAAAGTCTACTACGTTAGGGTCTGCTAGCTTGGGGCTATAGTTAGTGAGATAAGTATTTTCTACAAATCCACGAAGAATAGCTGTGCTTGCCAGCGTACTACTACGAGTAAAGTCTGCCATAGACAAACCAAAGAATTCATGTGGAATATCAATTGGTACGATAGACGCTAGAGGTACAAACTCTGCGTCTTCTTCATATAAAATATGATTGTCTACTGTAATAAAATGTTTTAATTCTGCAATACCATCGCCATCACGATCTACTCTAATCCAAGATTCGGTTAGTGTTATCTCTTGATTTGCTTCAGTATGATAAGCGCCTTTGCCTTCATACCCTTGCCAATACCTTTGGCCTGTGATATCTTTTCGTGCAGCAACGTCTTCGCTGTATTTGCCACTTCCAAGCCAGTCGCCATCAGATCCGAGGCGATCCCATTCATCTTGTGTGATGCTTTCTCCCCACTCTGGGTAATAGCGCCGAACATCTGAACGAGACATTTCTGACTGGATTCCAACAAACATAGCATCTTCAATATCTTTTGCTTCATTTGAAATCCTAAATGATTCTGGTGGGATTACTTCTAACTTAATACGGCTCTTATCAATACGTTTACGTAAGCGTACGTCCGAATAAGAAATTACTTCTGATAGAGGGTTGAGCGTGAGCTCGCCAACGATTTCTAAATTCTCATCTGCAAGGATCTCATCAAGCTTAGCTTCATCAATCTCTTCATACTCTTCCATAACATAGTCAAAGTCTTCAACATAATCCCAACGGATTACTGCATTCTTCCAAAGAAGTGAAGACTTCATCCAAGTCTGTAATATTTCCCAGCCTTTATTCTTTTTAAATATGCAGTAGTTTAAAATACGACTCGCATCCTTTGCGGCTTTAAACGCCCCAGGAGAGTCATCGTAAGGAAGAAATCTAGCTATTTTATTATTAGATAAAAATAAGTCTGATAATACAGCAGTATAAGCCTCAACAACTTCCGTAGTGCTTGTATCTACAATAGTACTGACGCCTTGTGGTTGTAAGTGTTCGGCGGCTACTCCTGCATACTCATAGGTTGCCTTCAAGCGCTCTCTAGTAAGATCGCTACTGTTTAACCAATCACCTGCCGCGTTTTGAATACCTTGTTCAATGAGATTAATTAACTGCTCATCGCTAACCGCTTCTTTATATTTATTACTGGCCATTAGTATTCACCACCTGTCCCACTATAGAATGCTTTAGATTTTTCCATAGTCTTTTGGTTAAAGCCTTTGCTTCCTGGTTGAGACAGTGGAGTTTTACGCTCTACTGGCTTTTTAACTGCTTTAACAGGCTTGACCTGTTGATATCTTCCTACATTTGTCATTTACCGCTCCTGGGTTTTTATTTAGACATAAAACTTTTATAATAATCATCTAACATATTAATTGCAGTTTCTCGCTTATCTCTAACTAGAGTTGGGTTTTCAATCATAAAGGGATCACCCATCATATCTTCTAACTTTAGAGAAGGAATATTATATTGCTCTCTTCCTTCTGCTCTAGGGTCTCGACTATTACTAATTGGAACTGGATCTCGGTATTTATCCATTTGACCTTTTTTAACAGGATATCCAACAATAGCACCTTTATAAGGTTCATTTAGTCCTGTTTTAGTATACTGTAAGGCTACCATAGGGTCACCTGTTACCATATGACTTGGTGTTCTTATTCGATCTTCAACAATAGATCTTGCTGATTCAGGATTTGTTGTACCATGATAATATATTTCATGAGTTGCAGGATCAATTTTTCTTTTTTGCATTAGTAACAAATCGAGAGGATTATAGCCTTTTGTTTTTGTATAGTCTGCCATAGTATCTGCAGTAGCCGCACCTACAGACTTACCTGCAAGTGGTCTTTTGCCCATAATTGTTTCTCTAGCAACAAGACTTGCGTAGTCTTTATCAGTTAACGCAGGTATTAACATATCTTTATCACGCATTGCTCGTTTAGCCAATCGACCTGCTGGTCTAGCAAGTGGACCAAGCGGTGTATATCCTGCAGCAATTAAAGCTGCATTACCTGCGGCATCTAAATACCTACCTTCTTGAAAAGCTTTATTAGCGTCTTTAA